CCTATGAAGTTTACACCTTCTTTTACTTTTGCATTTAATGGAATTTCAATTCCTACTAGTTCGAATCCACTCTTTGTATAGAACTTATCTAATTTCTTTTTAAACCACTCTAATATACATCTACCATCTCCGTAGAACTCTTCTAATTCTAGCTGAGTACATACACTACCCTCAGTTAGTTTATCGTTCTCTTTGATGTATTCTTTTCTCATCCACTCTAACAACAACTTATCGGTATCTATTTCCATTGCTTGTTTCTTAGAAACTCCGTACATTACCGAAAGGAAATGTTGTATTGTTTCGTGAATAGCAGTTCCGAAAATAGTATAAATATTAGCTGATGATTGTCCCAATCTATCAATGTATCTCAGTTTGTATGAACGAGGACACGATGAATATAATTGGTATTGTGAAAAACTTACTTTTGCCATAAACTTTTATTTGTTATACAAATATACGAAAAAAGTTTGGGATTACCAAACTTTTCTCAATTATATTTTCAATTTTAACTTTTTTATTATCTTAGGGTCAGTTCCATAATCCTCTGATAATTGTTTGATTCTTTCCTTACCAGTTCTACTAGCATATAGAATCTTTAGGTAATCTTCGGCTTCTAACTTTGAGGTTTCATAATGTTTTGCTACTAATTCAACTAACCACTTTTCATACTTGTCAGCTCCTTTGGGTTTCATATACTTCATAAAGTGTCTACCTTTTGGAAGTAAATCAATCATAGCAAGATACATTGCTTTAGGTGGAACTTCTTGTAGATATGGTTGAACAGCTGATATTGTTTCAATCCACTCATATTTCATAGATAGAAAACGAAGTACCATATAGTTACTCCATGTCTTTTTATCAGCTTCTTCCAATGTATCCCAATATTTGGGATTTTGAACATTAGTTATTTGTTTGATATGGTCGAATAAACTAGCTGCCACTTTCTTCTTTTTTCTTTTTATCCAATTCTTCTAATACTGCTAGTTGTGGTGATAGTAATTCTTCACATATCTCACCACAATTTCCACAAAGTAAAACTTCAATTGGTACTACTACATCTTGAGCAGTTCCAGCTACTAACTTAGATATCTTTCTAAATTTAGAACCATCTATGAATACATCATATCCACAATGTGAACAAATTACAGGATTTGATTTACCTAAATCAATTTTAGCTTTTCCAGTTGGGTTTGATTGGTCTGATGCTTTTTGTGGTTTGTTACCACCAATTCCTACTATTTTTGCCATCTTAAATTAAATTTAATATTTCGATTAATGTTGCTGCCATTGGTATTTCTTTATCAATAGCATTGAAATGTTTGTTCTGTCCTTCGGATAATGCTATAATTACATTAGCTGTATTTTCAGGTGCATATTCATCTACCTTTTCATATAATAATGTAAATAACTCTGAGAAATCAGTTACTCTACTATCAATGATAGCTTGTCTCATACTCACATATTTATTTCTTTTATCATCTGAAGATTTTAAGATATCTAAAACTTTCATTTTATAATCATTCTCTAAAAGATTTTGAGTATCTACTTTTAATTCACCTTTTATTGAATTTAATTGACAAGTATTGATAATCTTTCTAATATCAGGATATCCAGCATCAATAATTGGAACTAAATCTTTTGGTTGGAATGTTACTTCCTCGCTAGTCAAAATCTTTGAGATTTGAACTGCTACATCTTTCTTAGTAGGAGGTATGATTTGAAAAGTTTGACATCTACTCTGAATAGGGTCAATTACTTTTTCAACATAATTACAAGTTAAGATAAATCTACAATGTTGTGAAAATGTTTCCATTAAGTTTCTCAAAATAGCTTGTGCATTCTGAGACATATAATCAAACTCATCTAAGATAATGATTTTATACTTTTTGAATCCCATTGATGATGCGAATCCTTTTACTTTATTTCTTACAGTTTCTACATTGTTTTCATCAGATGCGTTGATTACCATATAATCACAATCCATTGATTTTACAATTAGTTTAGCAAGAGTTGTTTTACCAGTACCTGCTCTACCATAAAGTAGAAGGTGAGGTACATCACCAGTTTCTAAATAACCACTTACCTTTTCTTTAAGGTGTTCATTACCTACATAGTTTTCTAATGTTACAGGTCTATATGATTCTACCCATAAACTATTATCAACTTGTTCATTATTTGTTTCTTCGAAAAATCCCATATTATATTTTTTTATCTACCTACTTCTTTTAATCTATCTGCTTTGAAAGTTTCCCAATCTTTACCTATACCATCGATATAGAATAAATCTTCAGGCTTTAACTTACCATTATCATGTAACTTTGAATATCGTTTGATTGCTTGTCTTTTCCACCAATTGTTGATATAATCAACACCATCAACAAACTTCTTTTTCATTACCAACTCATCTTCTTCAATTTCTGAACGTAAGAACTCAGGTCCATTCTCATACATCATAGCGAGATATACACCTCTTTTAAAACCATGATGATACTCCGATTGTTTGATTCCACATTCTTTGAAGATTTGAGATAGAATCTTTTGTTTGATACCACTTACAGGTCCACTAGCACCCTTACCAGTTCCCATACTCTTACCATTACGAATCCTTTCATTTGTAATAGCTTTCTCATACCAATCTGCTCTATTCTCCTTAATCCATTGATGCCAAGGGTCATAGAATTCATCATCAGGCTTTAAAGATATTTTCCCAGCGGATTCCCCCAACGTTTTAAAGTGAGGGATTCCGTTATATTGGGAATGTATTCCGTAAAGGGAAGTAGTTCCAACAGCTATCAATGTTTGCCCATACTTCTTTTTCCAGTACTCTCGTACTTCTGGAAGGGTAGTCATCATTGCTGTCAACTTACCACCTAAGAAATTGTAACCTAAAGGTTGGGTACAAACAATAGTGGATGCGATAGTAGTGAAATTTAACTTACCCTTTACGAATTTATCTTCTTTCTTCCAACCAATGTACTTATCTCGTACACCCATTGAAGTTACATCAGATGCTAATGATACTAAACCTAAAAGTTTACCACTCTTTTTATCTTTAAGAAACAACTTAACATTTCGACCAGGATTAGCTGTCCAACTCATAGTATGAATCATCTTTCTTAGAAGAGTCCACTTTGTAGCCTCATCTTTATCCTCTACGATTTCAACATAAGGTTCTAACTCTTCAATTTCTTTAATTGTTAGTTCCTTATTATTGATATCAGTTGGTTTCCATTGCATATCATAAAGAGTAGCAATTTGGGATTTATCTCTAACCATATTAGATTCCTGCAGTTCAACCCATTTCTTATACAATGTTTGTTCTTCTACACTCATTGTCATAAGGTAGTTCATATTCTCAATAAGTTTTCTTTTCTCATCTTCGAATATAAATTCTGGCTTTGCTGGTTCTGAATCCCAAAAACTCATATAGTTACTTTTTAATGGTTATTACTTAATCTCTACCAAATAATAATTTGATACATACTCTCCTTCGGTAAATGCAACCTTAGATAATCCCTGCGAAGAAATTTGTAGAGATGAAGTTGATGAACCTTTGTTTGCTAATAAGATAGCTTTTAGATATTTTGCTGAGAATGCAATCGGGTCAACATCTCCTTCACACTTACAATCAACTGAGATAGAAATTCTATTTGAGTTAATTGAAGAATATCCTAAGATGATTTCTCCCTTTCCATCTTTACAAGTGAATGTAAATGTATCAGCATCTGCTAATGCTCCCTTAGATTTGATGAATTTGTTTACAAACTCATTATCTAATGTAATATCTACATTGAACGGAGGAAGTGCCTTTAAATCAGGTACCGCTGGGATAACTGAAGGTGCTGCTAACATATACTGCATCTTAGTTCCTTTATCTGAGAACTTTAATGCACCAGTTACTTCTTCTACTTTTATTGTATTATCTAATACACTTAATAACCCCTTTAACTGAGATGTAGTATAGATACCAAACTCCCCTTCAGGGAAATCTGAACCTGTTACTGTTACATCTCCTAAAAGAGTTTTATCATCTGATATCATTCTAACCGAAAGATTAGAACCTTCAGAATTTACCATTACTGATTCAACCTCTCCACCGAGATTGTATCGATTGATGAAACCATCAAATTTTGCTTTTTCCATAATTTACTTTTAAGATTTATTTTAATGTTTACTAATATACGAATTTATTTTTAATTATCCAACTAAAAAGAGAAAAACTTTTCAGCGGTCTTTTTGGAAGAGAGAACTTCTCCCCACCCTAATGCTCCGTAGAAATCTTCTAATTTTTTTAGAAGTTCTCTTTCGAAGATTTTATCATAGTTAATATATGTTTTAATTAACTCCATAATTTGTGGTGGGTCATTGTAACCATTCATAGCTACTGCATCTAAACCATATTGATTTTGTTTTAGATATACCCACTTTATTTTATCTCCACCCTTCAAAGGTTCGTATTGATTTTCCACTTTGAAGTGTTTTAACAATTGATTATATGCAATTGATGCTTTTACATGCGCTGGAGTACCACTAATAAATTGAAACATTGCCGTTTGTTCTTTCTTCTTAGGCATGTATTTGTTTAAGTTTTTTACTCCACCTGCTTTAGCTATCTTAACAACATCCATATTTACCAAATCATTTTTGAAATCGTAAACTCTATTTGTTAATTGTTCTTCGGTATCACCTCTAAGAATTTCAATGAGTATTTCACTCATAAACTTCCTAAATGCTGCTGGATATGATGACCTAACTACATCCAATCCTTTTACATCTAACTTATCACAAGGTACACCATTATCTGATATAATCCATTGTGCATATCTTTTCTTTGCAATCCAAATACCAGCTTTTGAAACGTATTCCTTCTTAATCTCAAATCGGTGTTTATCGATATTGAATACTTTCTTAGCCAATATATCATAAAAATCATTTAAATAATCTTGCACTTCACCAGCTATATCATTTACAAATCCAGCTATTGTTTCTTGGTTATTATCTCTCCAATTAGGAATTCTCTTATCCATTAAAGGAGCTGCTGAAAAGAATACTGAATCCGTATCAATATAGATGTTAGAATCAGCATCAGGTGTTTCCAACTCTTTATTATATTTGATGTTAGTCATATCAGCAGTTGATTTAATCACAGTTTGACCTGTTGTTGTTACTGCTGTAGCGTTATCCACATCATAGAATCGGAATGCTGGTAATCCTAATACTCCATATAATGAGTTTAGAAGAATCTTTTGTACTAACTGTCTCTTCTTATAGAATGCGTACTTTTCTTTCTCACCACTATCACCATATTTCTTTTCCAACTTTCTAAACTCTACCCTTTGTGAAAACCAATGGTCTAATATATCAGGAATACAACCAACTTTATCAGTTCTATATAAAACACCATTTGATGCTACTGAGAACTTGCTTCTTTCAAAGAATAGTTTTAAGTTATCTTGTGTTATTGTATCTCCGTTAATTTCCCAACTATCTCTCTTACCTTTAACGAAATCCTCAGCGCTCCAATCTGCAATCTTAC